TGCGACCATAACCGATTAAAGTTAAATCTGTTATATATATCTATTGGCTTAACTATTATTGGATCCTTTCAAGGTGATATTTGATTACTTCGGTCTTATCTTCGCCACAATTAAAGCATAACCAATTATCTTTTACTTGTTCAAATTCTCTTCGTTTCATGCAAGCCGTACAGAAAGCAGTAGGCCCGCGTGCGACCTTCTTGTGTTCTTCGGTATTATCTTCTAACATTGCCTTTCTAATTAACTTATTTACAATTGCTGAAGCCTTTTCGTTTTTCCTTTCGCTATATTCCTTAAGCCATCCTAACTCTTGAAGCCCCATTGTAAACGATTTCGTGGCTTTAAATTCTGCTTTTCTGCCCATTTATAGTTTGGTTTGATTATCTAAATCTTCTATTAAAAGGTCGGGTAGTGCGATTTCAACCAACCGTCTAACTACATCCTTTTTTCCTTGTCCGCTTGCGTGGTCAAGTAATGCTATCAAAGCTTTCACTTCGATTTTTTGCTGTCTTTGTCTATACTTCTCATAGTCGTATACACTCATGGTAAAAAGACAACAGCGAACCCTACTTAATATAATACATTATTATATAATTAACAAAAGAGTCCTTCTTAAAAAATAAAAAAAGAGATAGTTATACCAATATAATATAATAATTATGTTATTTATTTACCTATAATTGACTTCGGGAGGGTAGGTTTAGCGTTAATTTCGGGTTCTTTTGGGGTTGTTTGGGGGTTGATTTGCCCTAAAACCCCCCCTAAACCACTCTTATTAGCGGCATATTCGACTAACATAGAAGCCCAGTCGCCATCCTTAGCCGCTTTTCTTATATTGTTCATTGGATCCAATTCTTTTGCTTTAGCTGTCATTTTACCAACCGAACCAAAAAAAGAAGATTGGAACTCTTGTAATTTATCATGCATTCTATTTTCTATTTCTTCTATAATCGCTTCAAGTGCTTCAAGTAAAACGTCGTCACTTTCGGGACTTTGCACCCATGTAGTCCATTTCTGACGCGATAACTCCGCTATATATTGACTCAAAAACCAATAAAAGATAGTCCACACGGTAGCATATGCTAATAGAACATAAGTATCTATTACCATTTATCCTTGATCCCATTGACTTTGTGGTATTATATCGGGTTTACTACAGCCCTCAAGTTTCATGTTTTGTATTGTGCTTAATTGCGATAAAGCTTGTAAAACAGTTCCAAAACCAAAAGGGATCCCTTCAGCAATTGTGTTTTGATTTGCATAATCAGTTGCATAACGTGTGCATCGTGGAATTTCTACCATTATTTCGGGGTCAAGTTGCGACGGGACTAAATCGGGTGTCATAGGTTCCGTTGGTGTATTTTTTTCGCCCCTTCCAAATCTTGTTATCCATTTAGCAATACCTAAACCCGAAGGAATTACCGCTTCTTCTATTCTTTCTTTAATTTCATCTCTAAATATGAAAGCCCCCGCCGCAATACCTACGCCTAAGATAACAGGAATTCCATATCCGATAAGTAGAAGCCCCGCTTCTGTTGGTAGATCCTTTTTATTTTCTCTTTTGTAATATCGGTTTAATGCGTCAGTTTGAACTTTTGTTAATTTCTTGAACGTGCCGTCGGGCAATAACTCCAAAGCCATTATCGTGCCTTAGGTGGTAAACTGGTAATTGGTATATCTTTAACAGCATCGAGCCACCATTGAGTATACTCTTCTTTTGATATCGGTGGTATTACTACAGGTTGAACTATCTCTGTTATTTGTGGCACCACTTTTGGTTTTTTTAATCGCCAGTCAAAATCGGGGTCATAAACAACAGGTTGACTTATTGAAGGTGATACCATGAGTTGCCGTTTTTGCAATAAGTCAACGATAAAGAATAATTCAGCTATCATCGTCACCTTTTAGTTTACGATATGCTTCAATTGCCTGTTGACTTCTAAAAAGTGTATCTAATAGCTTACTTAGTTGGCTCACGTTAGCGTTTACCCCCTCTTTTTTGTGTTTTTCTGAATGCTACGCCTAACTTTTTTAGATTAGGTGAACCCGATCTTAATCTAAAGCGCGGTTTCTTGCTGTTAGCTTTAACAAACTTATTCCAGGCTGATAGTTTACGTTTTGGTTTTGCTTCGATGCCATAAGGCCCCACTCTTGAAGCAACCATAGGGCGCGGTTCACTTGTTGGAAAGCGATCTTCTAAAGGAACCCAACCTACAGAACCTTCTTGACGGCTGGCTCTTTGGCCATCAAGAAAACCCATACGGTAATACTCGCGTTCTCTTTTGGTAGGCATTAAACAAGCCTCATGAATGCGGTTTCTATATCTGACTCTCCCCCGCTATTATTAGTGATCTTAAACTGTAGTAGCTTTTGATCTGTTGCGACTCCCTGTATAGTAAATATATTCCATACGTCGGCTGTTAAGGTATCGGCACTGTCCACCAATAGATTAGACATAGAAGCACTACTATCATTACGTTTTAAACCTCTTAATGGCGCGCCTGCATCAACAGGGTCTAAGTTAGCAAAGTTTTCAGGCCCTTGTATTGCTTCTATTTTGTAAGCACCTCCGTTAGTTGGTTTAATTGCTATAAATAAATCACTAAAACCTGTCATATCAATAGGCCATAGTCCAATGCCTGTAACACTTTGAGGTTGAGTTATTACGCCAGTATTAGGGATTCCTTCGTCTATTCCAAAAGCATGGAATTGTTCGTCACTTGATTTTAATCCTTTCCAGTCGCCCCTTTCGTCTATAAAGCCAGTTGTTAAGGTTGGCCTTATTTCTTGAACTACATCTATAGTTCCGTTAACTGTTGCAGATTGAACGCCCGCCTCTCTTTCTATACTAAATGGCGCGTAGCCTTCGCGCTTCTGAGCCATATTAATTTTATGCGAAAACCAAAGTCACTGCGCAACTTGCGGTTCCTACGTCGGTATCCATTGCCATTGCCACACTAACTTGATTGGATCCAACTACAGGGATTGCGACATCTAAAGAAAAAGGCCCGTTAGTCATGCCATTACTGGCGGGTGTGCCATCGACACCTTGTGAACCTACGGTTATTGTTTCCTGTCCTTGACTTAAACCATCGCCTGAAATCTGAAGGGCAAAGGTAGTTGCCCCATTGCTTGCGCTATCTGTTGAAACCGTTGCTATAATGCCAACAATACTTGATGCTTGTTTTGGTATTTGAATCGATGCCGTTGTAGATTGTCCATAAAGCGACCCTAAAGCCGTAAATGAATCTGCCGCCGTTAATGCCCCTTCTCTTGTTCGATAGAATGCCATGTTTATGCCTTAATGCGGATTGGGCCGAGTTTGGCTAAGGTTCCGCTTGCAAAACCTTTCGTTAATGCTTTAGCAATAAACGCACCCGCTAAAGTTGCGGTTATAACTTGCTTATTACTTTTTACACTTGATTCTAATGTTGTCATTGCGCCTTTAATATTTCCTTGCATAGCGCTATCTAATGCTGACGCGGCCCCTGTGCTTGCCATTAAGCTTAGCGCGGTTCCTGCCTCAATTGCTGATATGTTAAAACTCTTTTTTGCCCTTCTTCGAGGTGCCTTACGTCGTGCGACCATAACCGATTAAAGTTAAATCTGTTATATATATCTATTGGCTTAACTATTATTGGATCCTTTCAAGGTGATATTTGATTACTTCGGTCTTATCTTCGCCACAATTAAAGCATAACCAATTATCTTTTACTTGTTCAA